TAAGTGTCTGGCTTTGCAGTTTCCATGCTTCTTGCGATTTTGACCAATGCCATACACATCGCCACCTGATAATCAGTAATGGGCATTTCGAGGTATGAACTCCAGAGTGCGGCTGTCCTTTGCATATTGTCGCTAGGGTGTCCGTAATCAAGTCCTCGGTCTTGGATAGTAGCTCTCGCTTCGTTGAGGTAGTCTCTAGCATTCATCGAGCAACTCGCTCTAGTGACTCGTAGTAGCGGCGAACTGCTATGCGCCCCTTAACGTAGCCATCGTGGTATCCAGAGTAGCGACCTATAGCAAACGATCCGACTGCTACGCCTAGAATGATTAACTGTAATACTGTCATCTTTAGCCCTTCTGCTCCGTATCTCGGAGACAGCAGAAGTATTACATCAGATGGATGCGACAGCCCCCAGATTTAGATAACAAACGTATAACAATTTCAGCAGGATTCTCATCCTCAAAGACTGGACTAGCGAATCCGTCCATAGACCTTGCCCTGCACAATGAACGTGCCGTTCTTCTCGATGTGGATTATGTCCACTTGGACGTTAGAACCCTTGACGTACATGATGGCGAAGGCTTGCTGCCAATTAGCCGTTCCCTTGGTGTATGAGGCTTGTCTAAAGTCCATTAGATTACCTACCTCAACTCCATGCAAAACACGCCCTAAACGCCCTCCAGAGGCTTCTGTGAAGGCGCTACGCCCTGCCCTATGGGTATGACCAGAGATGACGTTCTTCCCATGCCTACGAGCCGCTTCTAGGGCTGATAAGCCCCCTAGCTGCTTAATGGGTGTGTGGTCTCCATGGACTGCTATCCAGTTGGGTGCAATAGCCATTGGGTTCTTATGGAAGGTTATGCCAAGCTCATCGAACTTCATGAACTTCTCGAATCGAAGCTCTGGCAAGGATAGGAATGATGGAATCTTCTTCATGATGATGTTGTAAAGGCGGTCTGTGTGGTTAGACCTAATGCAGTCTGTGACACCCAGTTCCCAGAGCAGCTCTACGCATCGGTCACGATCATCGCCAAGGCTTTGCTCATAGGCTTGAGGTGTGCCTTCTGACCACTTGCTTATAGTCTGGAAGTCAATCTCATCACCAATGGTGACTGTCTGGTCAGGCTTAAAGGTTTGTAAGAACTTAGCGATGTTGCGTGTGACATGCACGTCCTCGAAAGGCACTTGCAGGTCTGACAGTATTACAATTCGCTTAATCGTCATCCTCATCTTCATAGGGGATATTGTCTATTCGATTAGGCAAGGCTGGAAGTATCCAATCAGGATAAGCATCACGTTCCATAATGATTCCCAAAGCAATATCAACGCCGAACCCTGCTCTGCGCAGACTTGAGTACATCTCATGCAGACTGATAGCCCACGCGTCTAGCGCGTTGTAAGTGTCTAGGTCTATGACCTTCTTCTTAGCCATAGGTAAAGTGTTACTTACCTAACAACTCAATTATGGTTTCGACACGCGCTTCAAGGCGATTGACCTGATCCTTGATAGATGAGCCGCCGTTAGGCTTTAACTCTGCTAGGTAATGTTTAATCATGAACTGCGTGTAAGCAGCCAAGCCGCCAAGGACTGTAACAATTCCTACAGCCCAAGCTGCGAGGTCTGCCGCGCTCATTTCTTAGGAGTTGCGTACCCGAATACGCCCGCTAGGACTGCCCAAAGGATAGAGCGATAGTCAAGTGCAAAGTTAGATGCACCCCACGCTGCTAGGAAAGCACCTGCTGTCAGGATTGCTGGGTTCTTCATGTTCATTTATTCTCCTCCGAGTAGTGGGATTTCAAAAAAAGAACCATCTGTATCGCCCTTTGGATGGAAACTGATGTGGCAATGCTTAATGTGCGGATTGCTTCCACGATACTTGCGCCAGCGCCAGCCCATGCGAGCCGATGCAATGCGCTTGTCGAAGATAATATAGCTGACCCGCTTGGACTTGTCCTTCTTGGCGTATTGCCGAATCTGGTCTGCAAGATAAGGCATGAGGTCGGGCTCGCTTGCTCCAGATAGATTCCTTGACACGTCGATTGCCCTAACGATGCCGCTATCTGGGTCTGGAATATGATCAGATGTACCAGCCTTAACGTGTCTAGCATCTGCCACCCACCCATCGCTGGCGCGAGAACGGCTTGGAAATGAATCGTCAATTTGAAGCCTCAACTGTTGCCCTGCTTTGCATAACTTAGGACTCATAGTCAGCACTTATATGAGAAGGATTAGAACATTCCCACCACTTTTTATCATTTAGCAATAATTCATCATGCCCACATTCAGGCGATGGAGGAATAAACGCATCTTCAATTTCATCGTATATGTAGCGAACTCCTGCGTAATTGAACCTAATACGCCCATTATAGCTTGTACGCAAACAGCGTTGTCCTCTAAACTCGCCGTACCAATCCTCTGGAGATTTGCCTTCAATAAGTTCAGTTTCATCTATGCCAGTAATAACCTCAGTTACTACATTGTTTTCATCTAAAAATGCGTAATGTGCCATTATGCCCAACTCACATTTCCTGTGCCAGCAGTAATTGTTGTCACCTTGAATCCACCTGATGGACTTGCTGTTGATCCAGTAAGACCTGCGCCAATAGTAATTGTGCGAGTATCAGGGTATTTAAGAATAACAATTCCCGAACCACCCGCAGTTCCGCCAACCGCGCCGCTTAAGCTGCGTGAGCCGCCGCCGCCGCCGCCAAGATTTGTAGTGCCGTTTGTGCCAGTTCCGTCAGTTTTGCCATTGCCACCACCGCCAAGACCGCCTTGTCCATTATTAAAGCCGCGTCCTCCTCCACCTGCGTAATAAGTAGAAGTTCCAGTAATAGATGTTGCAACACCATCACCGCCGTTAGGATTTCCTCCAACTGCCCCAGCGCCGCCACCTGCTGCGCCACCTGCATAACCTTGATTGGCAGTTCCAGCAGCACCTGAACCACCCGAACCACCTGAACCTGAAACTTGAGTTACACCAGACCCAAAACCGCCACCTAAAGAAGTTATTGTACTGAAAACACTATTTCCACCATTTGTAACTGTAGCTCCACCACCACCAACTGTGACTGTGTAATTGGTTGAAGGTGAAAGGGTTAGCGCAGATTCTAGTGACCCGCCGCCGCCTGTTGCTGTAACTGTGCTTCGTAACCCACCAGCACCACCTGCGCCACCATCGTATTGACCAGCAAAAGCATCACCGCCGCCGCCGCCGCCAGCAACTACAAGATAATCAACGGAAAAATCTGTTGGGGCAGTAAATCCCTGACCAAAAAGTCCAGCAGTAATTGCGCCAATCATTATCCGATTGACCCCGCGATATACCAGACATCTGTTGCAGTCTTAATGCAAACTGCTGTCTTGTATTGAGCCAAGGTTGGAGAAGCCGCAACCGCACCTGCTGACAGGACTGTTGTAGTGCCAGAGGTCACAGCAGAAATTGTGACGAGTCCTGCGCCCTTGTTGAGAACTGTAATTGCTGTGCCTACTGGGAACGCCACAGAAGCGTTGGTAGGAATCTTAAAGGCTACTGCTGTTGCCTTGTTCATAGGAACTAGGACTTGATACTGATCGTCTAGAACTGCGGTGTAGTCAGCAGTTGCGTCTGCATCGACTGTAAAGGCAATCAAGCCGTTTGCAGCGTTTGCGGTAAAAACGTCTCCAGTAGTGAACGGAAATCCTGTTGCCATGTTGCTCCTAATAACTCAAAGTTGATGTGCCGATTATACCAAACAAGCTGCTGCCGATGATGAAGCCATCCGCAATAGGTTCAAGCGTTGTTACTGTTGCTGTCATGCGGTTTGGGGTTATATCCCACTTTAGCCCTTGAACCTGTAGTGTCTTAACGATAGTCGAGCCATCAGGCTGGACGTTGGTTATCTCTACATTGTCAAAGAACTCAAGCTCAATCATGGTGTCTGTTGGTACTGATGCATCCAATAAATCAACTGTCATCGCGTCTATGCGGATGGTGGTCTCCTTGCGGGTTGCCACATATTCCCGTGCTACGTTGAGGACAATATCATCTGTCTCTGCCACAAGGTCAGGGCGGTTTAAGCTGTGTGGGAAATACTTGGCAATGGAGTCGTTATCGAATACTTCCTGCGTTGTGCCGCCGCCATATCGGGTGAAGGTCACATCGTTAATGATGAGCTTGTCATCGAAGGCAAACTGGAGCTGCTTATATGGGATGCCTGTGGTCTGATTAAATTGGGTCGGAGTTGTACCGATTGACTGGACTACCTCGGTGCGGTTTTTATAGACGGCAGTACCTTCTGCGTCCATATAGAAAGCGCCCATGCCCTCACAGAACTCTGCGTTCTTCATGGCTTCTAGGCTTGTGCGGGCTGTAGAAGGATCAGCGATACAGGTGCTAAGTCCTGTCGAAATAGAGCGCATTGAAGAAGGGAACTCGATGTAATCCAGAATCTTGCCTATGCGTGTGCCTGTGTTCTGACCTGCCGCTGTGTCTGGGATGGTCTGCACATTAGCCATGTTGAATAGCCGAAAAGCATCTGTAGCAATAATGTCCACATAGCCAGTCTCTTGCCCCTGCGGGTAGGTGTACTTGTAGTCCTGCACATAACCGCTAAATAGCCATGAGCTTGTAGTTGCAGTTGTAGCAGATACGCGAATCTTGCGAAGAGGCGCCAGTTTGCCAAAGTAGGGCGATGCTGTGTTTTGTGGGTTGAAGTCAGAGTTAGGGTCTAATACTCGGATTGTGGCGTTGCCAGCCTCGTAGGTATCGCGCATGATGTTGCGCCCTCTGTTGATAGAGATGTTGTAAACGTTAGGGGTTAGATCAACTACAGGGATGATTGTGTCATCTGTACCAAAGCGGCTAACTCCGATAATTCCGTAGGTTGGGTCTCCAATGACAAAGCCTGTACCAAAGGTTGCTCCGCTTGAGAAGTCGAAGGATACGTTGATGGTTGCGGGTAATGACATTACCAGCCGCCGATTCTGCGTTCTACGTTAGCGGATGAACCAGAGAGTGCAGCTACGTTAAGCCCGCCGCGAATCTCGTCTATAAGGTTCTGGGATGTAGTGACTGACCCAGCCACATTGACTACGACTGTCGAGCCGCCACCAGCGCCTCTAGGATCTACAAACACGTCTGTATTGAGTGGGTTGCCCTGTCCGTAAGTAAAGTTACCAGTCGGTATTGTGTACTGGAAGTTACCTGTTTGTGGCTTCATATTAGCAATACGAGCAGCTTGTGACTCAAGGTCATTAAGAAATGATTTCCAAGCCTCAAATGGGTTTTTGGCTGAAGGAAGGCTGACCAAGAATCTAGCCAAGTCCGTACCTAATCCCTGTGAAATGGCTAATTGCTTTCCTAGCCTTTCGACCTCTGATACGTTCTCGGTAGCCAGAGCCAATTGAAGTTCAAGACGCTTGCGATCATCGGCAGACACTTTGCCTTTAAGGGCAGCAATAATCTGAATCTGCTCTTGGTCGAATATAGTGCCAGCCTTCTTGAGCGTGTTCTGCTTCTTCTGCTCTTTTGTAAGTTCTTTAGTTTGTTTAAGCTGGTCTTGAGCAATTTTCTTGGTTGCTGGATCGTAGATAGTTCCTAATGAACCACCGCCGAAGAAGCGACCAGCGCGAGGACGTGGGCGTGTTGCTGCACCTAAGTCCTGCAATGCCTGAATACCTAAGACTTCCTTAAAGTAGATTTTTACGGCATTGCCAATCTTGCCTACTGCCCCGCCGCCAATACCACCAAGGTTTGACAATACAACTGCCTGACCTCGAATAACATCTGACGTTGCAAATGCTAAATCACTCATTGCTGTTGTGGCTTTTTCAATGTCTCTTGTTCCTTGACCGCCAAGCAACGCTAAAGCATCAAGCAAGCCCTCGCCAATAGTCTCGCGGGCATCCTCGGCTGCATTAGCCAATAGGGTCATTTGACCAATAGGAGTATCGCGTAAGCTCTTATTAAATCCTTTGTAGGTAGAGTCCAAGACATCTACGATGGCAGCAGCGCGCTGGGATTCATTGCCGTTCTTAATTAACTTCTTTGTGTTGTCGTCAATGACAAAGCCCACGCGAGTCAGAGAAGTGAAGTTACCATTTAGGGCTTGAGCCAAGCCGTTGGTCATCATCTTGAACTCTTCTGTGCTGGCTGTAGCGCCCTTTTCTGCTGTTACATAATCGAGAATAGAAGGGGTAAGGGCTTGGATAGTTGAAGCCTGAAGATTAAAGGTAGCCAACTGTGATTGGATTTGAGTGATATTGCCCTTGCTAACTACACCAAGGTTTTCCAATGCTTTTGACTGATTGTTAAGAGATTGGATTTGTGCGTTGCTCGCACCCACGCCAACCTTCATAAGACGAGTTAAACGATCCTGCTGGGCTTGCATTTCAGCAAACGCTCTGACTGATACCTTGCTAAAGTTAATGACTTGCGCTGTTGAATAGGTTAACCCAAAAGCACCCGCGAGGTTTCTAAGGGTTTTGGTGAGCTTGACAGCAGCAGACTCGGCTTTCTTAAAGCCACGTGTATCGGCTTTTGAGCCGATGGATATAGTCTCTCTTACTTCAGCCATTATGCTGCCTTCCTTGAAGTAGCCTGTTTGACATTGGCTCTAAACTCTGCGAGTGCTGCGTCTATTGCTTTCATAGCTGCGCCTTCTGCCTTGCCTTGACTGTTAGCCCAAGCGCGGTAAATCAAACGACCGCGACCTTTAAGGCTAGATACAAGCGGCGGCAGGTTCTCAATAAAGGTTTTGCCAGCAGTAGGGTTATTTGACTTGCTAACCCTGTTGGAAGAGTAGCCAGCCTTAGAGCCGACCCATGGCTGACCTTGAGGGTTAGCGCGACCTGCGCCTTCGTAAATAGCACCGACTCGGCTCTTGTTCTGGATACGAGCCATAGAGCTAAAGCCGTTGGAGTTAATCCTGCTAGGTGTTGTGCTGTATGTAATGCCAGACTTAATCTCACTAGAGTTAAAGGATGGGAACGCGCCTACATTAGAGGAACGCCTAGCCCAGCCACTCATAGGAGACACACTAGGCACAAAGCCCTTGGCTTGGGTTACTACTGGCTTTAAGGCTTTTGTTAATTCCTTTTTTAAGGCTTGTTCTAGGTCAGGAGTAAAGCGGCGCATTGCTTTGCGTAAATCAGCGTTTCCGCGTATTTCTATGCGCATTGCCCTTCCCCTCTGCTAAATCTTTTATTACCTGTACATGAGCCTTAAAAGCCATCGGAGAAAGTTCCACGATGGTGTTGAACGGAACTCCATACTCGTAACTTAATCTAGTAGCGAGATAGGTGACGGAGTTCCGATCTACCCTAAAGGGTCAGACTCTAAGACCTCAACTGACTTGAGTGTCTCTAAGAACTGTTCCCCAAAAGGCTTGACTGTTTCACCCGAACGTCTAATTGCTTCCCAGCAGAGCCAGTACACGTCTGACTGCTTCTGATCTTCAATCAAGGCTTTGTGAAAGCCTTTCTTAGCATATTGCTCAAAGCTGTACTCTAGGAGCGGAGTAATTTCATACTCGTTTACCTGTCCGTCAGCCCTTGTTACTTTGAGTTTTGCCATAGCCCTTATCTCCTTCTTACGCTGTAGTTACTGCAATAGTACCATTCACGTTCCAAGTTACGGACTGTGTTGAAAGGTCTCCAACTGCGCCGTTAATTGGTGTGGTGTTGTTTACTAGGCATGACATGGTGTAAAGCGGGTTAGTTGCAGATACAGCAGAAGAAGTCTGCTTGACTGTAACTGTGGTGCTAGTTCCCCATACTGCCTGCAATGTCTGGAGTGTCTTAGATGTTGCCTCATCGTTGAAAAAGTCGATTGTGATAGATGATGCTTCAAGACCCTTGACAAACTTGTGTCCTGAATCGCCCATTGCTGTCACTTCGAGTTCATCGAATGATCGGTTGATTGTTACTGCTGAAACTAGGTTTGAGAGGTCTACCGCGTTTACAGTAAGAACCACTCCGTTGCTTAGATATACTGACACGGCTTATTCCTCATCTTTCTTTGCTGTTGGCTTTGTTTCTGGCTTAGAAGCAACCTGACCGATTTTAATCAGGAAGGCTTCGTTCTCTTTTTCCCATTGTGCTAAATCGGTCATGATTTAACTCCATTCCGTAAGTGTGCTGATTGCAATGT